CGGCATTTATCTTCCAAGCAGAAGATACTGATCCAACAAATCTAGTAAGTGGAACAACATATTACATAAGATATGCAACAGATGATCAACTTTCTGTGTTTGCAACAGCTGAAGAAGCTGTAACAGAATCAGTAACAGAAGCAGCTGCAAACAAAATTAGTGTATCTGGTACTATTGCATCTGCTGATACGCACACTATTACTGATGCTGGTTTCGATAGCACACTAGAAGGAAACTTCTTAAAAGACGTAGGTATGCCGAGAGAAAGTATTGTTAGACGTCAAGGCGATAATATGGCAGGTGATCTTTTCTTAAGTGACCATCCAGGTGATTTAAAAGGTCAAGGCGCTCCTAACGGTCCAGAAGATTTACAAGCAGCAACAAAATTCTATGTTGACAATACAGCATATAGTTCACCAGAAGTATTAAGCGTTAGTACAATCGGTGATGATACAATGCAAGGTGTTCCTAACGGAAAAGAAGGTACTTCGGATATCTATGCATTTAAAACAATTAATGCAGCAGCACGTAGAGCAGAAGAATTAATTAAAACAGCACCTGAAGAGCCAGGACCATATTTCCAAACACTAGCACACACAACTGGTGGCACAACAACAGATTGTGTAGTAGATACTCAAGGCGTAGAAAACGGCGTTGCTCCTATAACAAATACAACTCTAAAATTAAATAAAGACTTTTTGATAGCTGAAACATCTGCTTATATAAGATTTACATATCCTGACTTTACATACAACGTAGATACATGTAAAAGAGATTTAGGTTTAATTATTGATAGTTTAAGGATTGACGCTAACAGAGGAAATAATGCTAACAGTTTAACAAGAACAGCTGCTGAAAGATATTATTCAAGTGTAAGTGGTAGAATTGCAATTACTACACAAATAAAACAAACCAAAGACGGATTTAGATTCTTAGGCGAACTTATAAATGATGCAGTATTACAAAATGCAAAATTAAATACAAAGCCGTTGTTGTCAACTAATGATGGATTAACAGCATATGATGGAACAAATCCTGCACAAGCAAAGACACAAAGTGATCACGGATTAAAAGACGGAAACATTATTCAATTCTTTGATGTAAGTGGCGGACAAGCATCTATAAACGGAGAATTTATATATGTTAAAGTAATTGATGCAACTACTATAGAATTATTTGCAGATGTTGAATTAACTACACCGTTTGACAATCAGTTGTTTGGAAGTTATGGTGGAGTTGGTAGTTTCGGATTACGTTACCAAACTAAATTCCAACAAGACACAACCGGTACACAAGTAAGTGATGGCTCAGGTGGCGGAGCAGAACCAAATACAGCAGCAGGCATTGCTAACAATGTTGTACTATTAAATAATATTATTGAAAACGGAATCGATGTAGGCGCTGATATTGTTTACGGTAGTAGATATTTCTTAACTGTTGATAATAACTCAAGTGGATTTATTGATCAAACAAATCCAGACAACGTAGATGCATTACCAGGTAAAGTTATCAAAGGTAAACGTTCAGGTGCTGTTGGTAGAATTATTACATTTAGTCAAACTACAAATGAAACAACTTTCTTTATGCAGTTGCTTGAACCAAAAGAATTTGATGCAACACAAGATAACGCAACACAAGCACCAGGCGAAGAACTTGAAATGGGTAACTTTGTTAAAGCAAAACAAGTTACAATTAGAGTTGAGTCAGGTATATATGAAGAAGACTATCCTATTAGACTTCCTAACAACGTATCACTTAAAGGTGATGAATTTAGACGAGTAATTATACGTCCAAAAAATCGTGTATCACAAAGTAAATGGGCACAGACTTATTTTTATAGAGATAAAGAATTTGATGGAAATACTTTACTTACAACTGGTACACCTTTTACTAACCAGTCAGGGGAAGTAACAGGATTCTTTGGTTTCAACTATCTTACAACTAACACAAGAGCTATAAATGTAGGTTCAGATGTTAACAACCTTGGAAAATATAATAAAGCTGCAAGTATTATAAAATCAAATAAAGAATTTATAATTGATGAAGTTATTGCATTTATTAATGCTACATTTGTTAATACAGGCTTTACATACGATGAAGCAAAATGTAGACGAGACAGTGCAATTATTTTAGAAGGTGCTGGTTTTGATATTGCATTTGGTACAAACTATAATGCTGTAACAAACGGACTTGCATATCAAAGAGCAAACAGTGCATATGTACTAAGTGATCAGTTTAACGCTACAATAGGTGCTATTACATTCTTAAGAGATGCGGCACAAACACTAGCAACAAATGGTGGTGGAGATGCAACTACAAATACTAGACTACTTGCTTACTTTAATGAAATTATAGACATTGCGACAAATGGTGTTGTAAGCACAGATACAAGTGCAGACGCACTAGTATTTCCAGTGCCAGGTGCATTACCTACAACTGATGCCAATGATGCCGCTTTACACTTACAAGCAAATAGAGATTTCTTAGCAGCAGAAGTTGTTGCATTTGTAAATGCTAATACTCCTCCAGCAGGATACGATCAAGCAAAATGTTTGCGTGATGCAAAATATCTTGTTGATGCATTAACATACGATATTTTATATGGTGGTAACTATGCGTCAAGAATAGTTGCTGAAAGTTATTTTGAAGGTGCTGTGGCACAACTTCCTGTAGCACAGCAAGCTAAGACAGTAGACTCATATACACATATTAGCACAGTTATTGGCAATGTAGTGCAAGGTGTTAGTGTTACACCAACTACTGGTAACGTAGAAGTACAAGACACATCAAATGCTAACGCTGGAGCGACAGAAGCAACTCAATTAGATACATTGATTACTATCGTAACTGATGTTATTACAGCAAACGGAATTGGTGGCCTTCCAGCAGAAGTTATGCCTGTTGTAACAAACGAAAGTGCAACTGAACAAGCGGCAAAAGCTGCAATTGATGCAGGCGCGGCGGCAACCATTAATGATGTAATTGACTTTATCGACAACAACTACTTAAACTTTACATACAATGAAGTAAAATGTAGAAGAGACACAGGTTACATTGTTGACGGAGTAATTAAAGACTTACAAAGAGGCGGCAGAGAGTTTGCATTACAAAACCAAGGCGAATATTTTAGTGCGTATGTTGGCGGCGGCTTTGCAGGACAAGAAAACGAAACAGCGGCGGCAATTGGTCATATCAGTACACTGGCTGCACAATTACTAGCAGGTACAGCACCAACAAAAAGTGCAGGAACACAATTTGATCCAGACATTTCGCAAGGAGCAGCAACAACTACATGGGCATCGGGTGTTAGATACACGCAAGGTGACTTTGTTGTAAGAGGCACCGGAGGTGGAGCAAGATATTATAGAACGACTACAACGCATACTTCTTCTGCAGGTGACGAAGTAGTTGAAATAGGAACTGGTAATACTATACTTACTGACGAAAAATGGATTGAAGTCACTAGAGATATATCACTAGTTGGACAGTTAATTGATATTGTACAATATCCTTTAGAAAATCCAAGTTTATTTAATCCTCCAAAACGCAATGATGAAATGGATGTGTTCTTAATGGACGATGCAACTATCGTTCGTAATGTAACAGTGCAAGGACACGGCGGCTTTATGTGTGTGCTTGATCCAGACGGTCAGGTATTAACAAAATCACCTTATATTCAAACAGCTTCAAGTTTCTCTTTAAGTGCAAACAAGAAGGCATTTAGAGGCGGAATGTATGTTGATGCATATTGTGGTAACATACCGATGCGTATTATTGGAAACAGCGGAAATTCAACAGACGTTAGTATAAGTGGTGGTAATGTAACTTTAAGTGCATTTGCTATAGCAGTAGAAAGTTTAGATGTGGGCGGAGAACCACAAGGTTTAAAACTACGTTTACCGCAACTGCCAGCACCATTCTATTATGAAGGAATACGTTATCAAGTAAATGCTATATCAAATTATGATAGTGGAACTGGTAGAGCAATATTATATTTAGATCCGAAAAGTAATAGTACACTTGGATACAATAAAACAGGAACTGATTTACCTGGAGCAGTTGGACATGATGCACAAGACGTAGTGCAAGATATTTTCTTACAAACAGCTGGTAACAGATCAATACTAGGAAACGACTTTACACAGATCAACGACCTAGGTTACGGACTTGTTACTAACAACGGTGCGTTCTCTGAGATGGTTAGTATGTTTACATACTACACACATGCGGCATACTATGCAGCTAACGGTTCAGAGATTAGATCACTAAACGGTTCAAACGGTTATGGTAACTTTGGTTTAGTTGCTGAAGGTGCTGATCCAAACGAGATTCCAGATCAGGTTACTACACTAAGAGACACTAACCAGTCAGTAAAATCGTTTACATATGCAACAGGTGGATTTACTAATGCACTAGCAGATACAAGTTTCACAGCATATGACTTTAGAGAAAGACCGCTAAAAAATAGTTTTGTTTTTATTGACCATCCAACAGCAGGTCCATTAAACTATAAAATTACTAATATAACAAATTTATCTACACCAAACAACGACGGTGATTCAGGAGCGGAAGGTTCTCCAGTTGCAACTGGTATTAATGCACTTGATGCAACAATTGGTGGAGGAAACGGATTCACAGGAACACCACCGAGCGGTAGTGGAATATTTACAAACGTTTTACAAAAATCAGCTTCAGGTACAGGAACAGGTGCAAAATTTAATGTAACTCTAGTTTCAGGAACACCTACCATAACACTTGCAAATAGCGGGACATTGTTTGCTATCAATGACGATATTGTTATCAGTGGTGCAGACATTGGCGGTATTGATGTAACAAACGACCTTACTGTTAAAGCAAGTTTAGTTTACGAAACAACAGCAGGCACATTCAGTAATGATATTTACAGACTAACAATTCAAGAAGGGTCAAGCAACAACGACTTCTTTCCGGACTTACAAGAAGCACTCGCACATGATAGTATTGTAGAATATAGACACGGCGAAACATTACTCTTTGAAGGTGTTGCAAGTCAGGCCATAACTGAGCGTCCAAGCACAGCTATAAACTTTGACGAAAGTGATCTAACAACTTATCGTAGTACAGGATTTACTGCAAAAGATGATCAAAACTTAGACTTAACTAGTACACAAATTAAAGCAGTGTTTGATACTGACTTTAAATATCTTCAAATAACATTAGATCCTTTAACCAACACTACAAATGCAAGTTTAGTTGGTGGTAGTGGAACAATGGGTGCAGCAACAACAGATACATATTTGTCTATTAATGCACTTAGTGCATCTGAAGCAACCAGAGTTGTTCAAGATGCTACAAATGCTAGTACACAAGTAATTAAGAATCCAGGTGATGCTGGTTATACTGGCGGTATGATATTTACATACGGTTCAAGAACACTACAAGTAATTGAATACGGAGCTGTATATACAGGAACAGTAACAACATTAACTGTAGACGGCGGCACAAATGAAGTAACTATTAATACTAGTGCGGCACACAACTTAATAAACGGTAACAAGATTCTCTTTACAGGATTACAAGGAACTACGCAACTTAACGGTGTAGAAAAATGGGTAGGTGATGCTACATCTAATGAGTTTGTATTATACAATGATTCAGGATTAACAACGCCAACTGACGGTAGTACATTTGGTACATACGTTGGCAGCACAGGAACTTGGACTAAAACAGATACTCCTTACTACATTAAAACACAGGCTATTACAGCAAATGATGTAACTGGTAATACTAATAACGACATTGGTACTATTACTACAGCAAGAGATGTTTATGCAGGTATAATTAATGGAACTACAGCAGAAATTACTATTGCTATTTCGTTACTACGTGCAACAGGACACGACTTTACAGAAATTGGCACAGGTGGATTTAACACAAGTAACTATCCAAATGTGTTGTTAGGCGAACCACTTGGCGGCGCATCTGCAAAAGCAGGTTATTATACTGACGCTGATAATGCAGCTACTTCGCAAGTTTGGGAACGTAGAAAAGGTAGAGTATTCTTTATTACTTCAGACAACGATGGCTTCTTCAGAGTTGGTAAGTATTTTGTTGTAGATCAAAGCACAGGATCTATTACATTCGCAGGTGAAGTTGGTATTTCAAGAGCTGCTTCACTAGGTTTTAAAGAAGGTGTTACAATTGATGAATTCTCAAATGATGAATTATTTACAGATTTATCAGATACAGCAGTTCCAACAGAAAAAGCTATTGCAAACTATGTCAGTAGACGTTTAGGACATGACACCACAGCACAACTTACAGGTTCTAATAGAATTGCTCCAGGCTTTATGGCACTGAATGGGTCAACTGCTATGGAAGGCACAATGGATATGAGTAGTAATAAAATTGCTAACTTATTGGATCCAACTGATGCTAACGATGCTGTTACCAAAGACTTCTTAGATCAAGCTATATCAGCTTATGACGAATTTGAAGATCTTAGAAACGTTAATAAGTCTATTGCAAGTGCGCCTAATAAAACAAAACAATTAATTACTTACTCAGGTGTAAGAAGAATTGTTGTAGAACCTGAGTCAAGTACATTATATGATCCTACTAGTGCAAACAAGGCACTTACAGGAGCAGGTGGTGCAACTGGTACACTTATTGCTAGAGAATCACGCTTTGATAAAGTACTTAATCAAAATGTTGTTATACTTACATATACTCCAGGTGCAACAGACTTTAGTGGTTTAGGTTCAGTAGTACAAACTAGTCCAAGTGTATCGAGTGCAATATTAGAAGCACCGGTTGATGAAATTGTTAATGCAGTTGAAAGCACAGCAAGTGATATTAATTTAACTGTTACTAGAGGTGCTTCGAATACAGAATTTGATTTGCAAATTGAAGCACAAGCAATATTAAATGCAGATGTGAACGATGCGGCAGCGATTGATCAAAGCAAGCTAAACATGACTGCTGCTTCAACAAGATCAGATGCAACAGGTATTACACAGGCAGATTTAGGACTTGCGAGTTTTGATGATGATGACTTTACTGTAACAGATGGTTGGGTAACTATAAAAGCAAATGAAATTGATTTAGCAGACTTACCGGTTTTAACACAATATCAAATGTTTGGTAGAACTACAAATAGTAGTGGTAGCCCAGAGATTGACACTTATGCAAATGTCATTGACAAAGGTCTAGGACTTGCAGATGGAGATTTTGGTGCGGCACTAGCATATGGTAATCCAGTTAACGATCCAGGACAAGCTCTAATTAAAACTGGCGCTGGTGCATATAGTGTAAGTGAAATTGCATACAATAACGAAGCAACAAGTATTGCCAAGCGCAGAAGCGATGGTAGTTTACAAGCAACATCATTTATTATTGGTGGATCAGCAACTAATGTAGTATTAAGTGAAAGTTCAAACACTTTAACCTTTAGTACTCCTGAAGGTGGAACAATACTTACAGCAATTGGATCAACTAAACCATCAATAGAAACAGGTGGTGCAATTAATGTTGGTGACATGCCAAGTGTAGTTGAAAGCCAATTCCATAAAGATTCACCATACGGAACAGTTGGCGGGGCTGGCGGCGGCACAACGGAAACATCAAGTATTGCAGCAAGATGGACTTACACAAGTTTCATCGAAGCACCAAACGAACAAGGTTCAAGTGGTACAGGTATTGGTCTAGGAAGTAATACAGGATTTGCCGATGGTGGCGCTGACGTTATTACTTTTGTAACTGACGGCGCTGTACAAGGTAAAATTAGCTCAGATGGATTTACTGGTGATGTTGTCGGTGATGTTACTGGTACAGCAACAAATGCAAACAATATTAATGTTGACGAAAAGAACGACGATGTAAACTATCAATTGTTGTTTAGTGCTAATCAAGGTGCTGGATATCAACGTCCATATATTGATAGTAATGCTACACATGCAATGTATAATCCAAGTACACATACGTTAACAGTTGGAAATATTTCTACAGGTGCAGCAACTACTACAGGTACAATTACTGGTAGATGGAGTCTAACAGCAAGCTCACGCTTTGAAGCAACATATGCTGACTTGGCTGAGTACTACGAAGGCGATACTGAATATGCTGTTGGAACAGTTCTTGTATTTGGTGGAGACAAAGAAGTTACACAAAGTACAGAACATCGTTCAACAAGAGTAGCCGGAGTTGTAAGTGATCAAAGTGCTTACACAATGAACCAAGAATGTCAAGGTATAAAAACACTTACAGCATTACAAGGTAAAGTTCCTGTAAATGTAATTGGTGCTGTTGCTAAAGGTGATATGTTAGTAGCAAGTTCAATTCCAGGTTATGCTGTTGTTGATAACGATCCTAAAGTAGGAAGTGTAATTGGTAAAGCAATTGGAACTAAAGACGATACAGAACGTGGCACAGTCCATGCTGTTGTAGGAAGAGTATAATGAATAAAATAAATACATATAGCGAGGAACAAAATGGCCAATAGATATCCTTTAGTAGTCGATACATCCGACAATAATCAAATTAAAGAAATACCCAGCGGCGACAACTTATTGCTTACTGGTAATAGTATTACAGGGGTTGTAGATATTACAGCGTCAGGAAGTATTTCAGGTGCAGATGTAAATATCACAGGTGACTTAACATACAAAGGAACAGTACTTAACACTATAGCAAGCACAGGAGCATACAGTGATCTAACTGGTGCACCAACATTGCTTAGTCAATTTGCAAATGATCTAAATTTTAGATCCAATGGTGATAATATAAGTGTGTTTACTAATGATGCAGGATACTTAACAACTGTATCATTTAATGATTTAACTGGCAAACCTACAACACTAGGTGGTTACGGTATTATAGATGCGGCAAGTAGTGTACAAGGTTCGTTAGCAACATCGGCACTACAGCCTGGAGCAAATATTTCAACACTAAACAACGACAGTGGATTTGTTACACTTACACAATTAACTGACGGAACTGTTACTGTAGATGTAAACAACTCCGGAGACTTAGTTGGTAGTGTGTTTGCAGATGATTCAACTATGATGATTGACAGCATATTAGCCGCAGTAAATCTAGATGGAACAATTAGAGGTAATGTTGTACCTAATGCTAACCAACATAATACATGGAACTTAGGTACAGACGCAGTAAGATTTAAAGATGCTTATTTTGCAGGAAATGTTAGTGGCACGATTGTTGCAACAACAGATACTCCGCCAACAGCAAATGGTGATCCTGGTGACACAGGCGAAATAAGATATGATGACAATTACTTGTATATAAAAACAGCATCTGGTTGGAAACGAACAGCATTAAGCGGAATAGTTTAACGGAGATAACAAATGGCGATAACTAGAATAAATGTAGGAACACTAGCAAACGATGGAACAGGTGATGACCTAAGACAAGCGTTTGTAAAAGTCAACAACAACTTTGATGACTTAGATGCAAGGACAGAAGGACAAGCAACAGCTGACAATTTAGGTTCAGGTACTGGAATATTTTATTCTAAAGAAGCTGGTGTTATAGGATTAAAAAGTTTAGTTTCCGGAACAAACATTCAAATAACCAACGACGCAGATACTGTTACAATTAGCAATACCGGAACTATTATACTACAAGGTTCAACTGGTACAGGATCTATTGCAGGGGCAAATAGAACACTACTAGTAACCGGTGGAGATAATATTACTACTACTGCATCAAGCAATAGTATTACAGTTAATATCGATCCTTCAGGATTAGTACTAAGTGACACTGCTCCGCAACTAGGCGGACCACTTAATGCAGATAATAATAATATTGTTGATATAGGCATACTTACAGCGAACACAATAACAGGTGCCTTAACAGGTACCGTTGATGGCATAAACATAACTTCACTATATAACAGCTTAGGTAATGTTTTAGGATTTGATTATGGTACAATAGTAGTAAACGTAACTAATGCGTTAGACTTTTTTGTATCACAACAATCAATAAATTATGGAACAATAGTTTCACCAGGTAGCACAGGCTCAGACTTTGGAGCAATAGTATAGCGATAAATATGCTATATAAGGAAATAATATATGGCAAACTATTGGAATAAAAATTCAGGTGACATACTTCTTACACTAGAAGAGCAAGTAACTATTGCACCATTTGAGTTACCATTATCAGAATCTAATGCAACTGTTAAAATTATTAGCGGTGAGTTGCCTGGTGGTTTATATTTAGACGGTACTTCTTTGCGAGGTACACCAAGAGAAGTTTCAAAAGAAACTACAAGTACATTTGTAATACGTGCAACATATAATAATCAAATAAGTGATAGAACTTTTAAGATTGTTGTATTAGGGGCAGATAACCCTCAGTGGCAAACACCAGCAGGCCAACTAGCAATAGGTAACAACAATACTTATTTCATTTTAGATAGTGCGCCTATTGATTTTCAACTACAAGTAATTGATACTGATACTGAAGCAGGTCAAGTATTAGAATATTTTATAGGAAGTAGAGGAGGCACATTACCTCCTGGAATAAAACTAACACCAGATGGTCGTTTAGTAGGAATAGTTGATCCAGTGAGAGCAATTGAACTTGCCACAGCAACTGGTAAGTATGACGAAGTTGGTTTTGATCAAGATGCAAAGGCAGGATTTGACTGGAGCGTTCCGGATAACAACGGATTTGATAGTTTTTATTATGATATTACTACTTACGATTTAAGTACTCCAACTAGGTCTCCAAGAAAATTAAACCGTTATTATGAATTTACTGTAAGTGTTAGTGATGGCGATTCAATTGCTGATCGTACATTTACAATTTATGTAGTTGGTGATGATTTCCTTCGTTCAGACAACACAATTATGCAAGTTGGCACTGGGACATTCCAAGCAGATATTTCACACATTAGAGTACCAATATGGATCACTCCAAGTGATTTTGGATATAGACGTGCTAATAACTATGTAACTCTTATATTAGATATAATTGATCCAAATACACTAAGTGGTGTTGTTAGTTATTATTTAAAAACAACAAATGATGACGGCACACCTAGTATACTTCCTCCAGGATTAGAACTAGATGCAACCACAGGAGAAATTGCAGGGCGTGTTCCTTATCAGCCAGCTGTTACAAAAGAATATAATTTTACAATAGCTGCACAGCGAATAGGTTATGATGTTGACAGAGTACAACTTTTAAAATTTGCAAAAGAACAAGCTAATCAAGGTCTATCACAGGTTAAAGTTAATAAATTCGATACTCAGTACTTAGAATATATTCCGGGAAGAGAGTTTACATACCTTGGAAGAACATATGAAGTATTAAATGTATTATCTACAATTAGTTCAGAGTTTGATATATTAAACTTAACAACACCATTGTTAGATACTATACCTAAAGCAGCAACTGTAAATTTAGGTACTATAACACTATCTGGTCAAGAAGTAGCTACAAGTAAAAAGAAATTTAGTGTAAAACTATTAGGTGAAATTGATAGTACAATTAAATGGAATACATTAGCAGACTTTGGTAACTTTAGTGCAAACTATATTAGTACACTTTCAGTAAGTGCTACTACTACAGTACCTAATGGAACTTTACTTTACACAATAAAATCAGGACAATTACCTCCTGGACTATCTCTATCATTGGACGGAGAAATAATTGGAAAAGTAACCAGCTTCGGACAACCTGGAAATCCAGGGTTAACAATTTACGATTCAGGAAATTTTAAACTTGATCAAAATGAAACTAGGTTTGATAGAACATATAAATTTACTATTACAGCACAAGACCAATTTGGATTTAGCGCAATTGATAGAGAATTTACTATTACTCTTGCAGACCCTGATAATAAACTATACAGTAACTTATACATGGCACCGATGATGACTCCAGAAAAACGCAGAAGTTATGCTGATATTATCAACAACAGTTCTATTTTTACACCTGAAACATTATATCGACCTAATGATCCTAACTTTGGATTACAAAGTACTATTAAAATGTTACTATATCCAGGAATTGAAGCAAAACATATAAGAGAATTTGTAAGTAGTTTATCACAAAATACAAAACGCAAAAGATATCATTTAGGAAAAATAAAAACAGCAGTTGCTAAAACTCCTGGCACACAAAGAGTTATATACGAAATAGTTTATTTAGAAGTTATAGATCCTCAAGTATCACAAAAACCTATAAAAACTAAAAAGAAAATTAAGATAGCAAATAAAGATAAAATATTAATAAACAGTACTAAGTATACAACGACTGATGATTTATACGATAACGATCTTTATAAACTTTCAATAGGCACTAGACAAGAAACTACTGATGTAGTATATAAATTTGGCGATGACTTAAAAGTTAAAAAGCGTGATAGTGTTTTTATTAAATCGCAAAATATCACAACAAATGATATCCCTATTAGAGTAGCACCTGACTTTGATGTATTAAGTAGATCTAACTATCCTTTAGCTGTACCATTTACTCCGGGAGTATTAGTAAGTCGTAAACTAAGACCAGATCCGGAAAATACTGTTACAGTAGACTTGGAAGCTATAACTGTAGACGGATCTCAAGACACAACTAGATATAATAGTGCAACTGATCATATGAAAGATAACATTAAGGCAATAGGTGAAACTGAAAAGAATTTTATGCCGTTGTGGATGAGAAGTAGTCAAGTTAATCAAATAGCTGAACTAGGCATGATAAATGCAATACCATTGTGTTATTGTAAGCCCGGTACAAGTGCAACTGTAGCTAATAAACTAAATCTAGAAAACATAGACTTTTCTGTGTTTGACTTTGATATTGACCGGGTATTAATTGATAGTTCAGAAGGCGTAGCAGACGAACAATATGTAGTATTCGCAAATTACGAGTACAACGTATAACAATGATAAATATAATGCAGGAGAAATAAATATGGCCAGTACAATTACAACAGTTGGGTTTGATGAAACTTACCCAGTAGCAGGACAAGATAACGATAGTCAAGGCTTTCGTACAAACTTTACAGTTACAAAAACAGGTTTAGAACAAGCAGCAACCGAAATTACATCATTACAAAGTAGCACAGCAAAATTAAATGCTGACAACGATTTTAACGGTAGTAAAATACAAGAAGCTGAATTAATTAAAAATACCGAAACAGTTTATGCAAACGGAGCTGTTGGAACATCACAGAATATCAGTTGGGAATTTGGCCATTACCAAACTGTACAAGTAACTGGTGACGTCACTTTGACTATTGCAGATCTTCCTGTAAGTGGTAAACTAGGTAAAATGCGTTTAGAAATTACAGCTAACGATGTAGCTAGAACAGTAATTTTTGCAGGAGAAGGCGGAGCAACTATGAAAACTGATGCAAACTTTCCTAATCCATTTATAGTTACAAGTTCATCAAATCCTATAATAATTGACTTTTGGACAACCAACGGCGGAATTTCTTTGTTTGCACAAAGTCATGGTGTGTTTACCTAATGTTTAATCCTTTAGTTGATAGCTTTAGTGAACTAAAAGACGCCGAAATTGAAAATAAAATAGTAGAATTACAGCGTAAATATTTTCAGGCAGGCGCTAATCCACAACTACAACAGCAAGTACAAGCTATATTAGAAATGTACAAATTAGAAATGCAAGAACGTAGAGCCAAGAGTTTGAAACAACAAAATCAACAAGATGGCGATAATTCTCTTGACAATCTGATCAATATCAGTTAAAATACATGTATGCTTATGAAAACAGACTCTCTCGGTATCCCGCGATTTACAAATAAAGACTTAGTTGATATGATCTATACAGGTCATGCTGACAAATGTCATGTGGTATTATGCGAAGAATCAGATGATGTAGATAAGTTTAATGAGGCTATGGAAGAACAAGGCTTCGACAAACTACAAAAATATATTCCATTAGATGTAGACGAAAAGACTTTTGACGGTGTATGTCAAAGTGAATGGTTTATGCCTGATGAATACAAAACACTTCCATACGAAAGTTGGATAGCATCACGACTTATGGAAAAACTACAAATAGATAAGATTGACACTACGACATTACCAGAATGGAAAAGAGTAGAAGAGGAACTTGAAGCGTTTAGAGAACGCGGTAT